AAAAAAAACCTCCTTAATTGGAGGTTTTTTTCTACAGTCTTATTAAACTACTTATTTGTTTATCATCTCCAAAAACTAGTAATTGATTTTTATTATTGTTATGAATAATAGAATGTGCGTGAGCCCAAGAACTCATACCTCTTTTATTATAATATTGATGCAATTTACAAGTCACCCCTACTACTGTAACACCATTATGTATTACTGGACTATGACTATGACCATGTATCATTTTAGTATTTAATCTACTAAAAGTTTTATAATTACCTCTACTTCCATTAACCCCAAAGTCTCCATGTGACCCACATTCATAACCTGAAATATCTAAAGATTCGTTGTATTTATAATATTTTACCTTACCGTCTGTGAATTTATTACTCAATAAATATCCGTAAATATTACCATACTTTTCCAAATCTACAGTTTGTTGTATGTAAGCATATTTTAAATAAGTAGGTGAATTATGTAAATCTCTTTTCCAATTCGCATCATTAACTAGTCTATCTAAAAATACGTCATGATTGCTTAGTGTAATATTGATTTTAGAATTAGGTGTGTTTACTTTTATCTTTTCTATTACGTCAAACGACTCTTGGACTTCTTCATCTATCAAATGTTTATTTTCTTTTATTTTACGCCTTTGTATGTACATATCTTTACTTTCATGAGGGTTTACCGTAGAACCGTCAAAAACATCGTGTAAAATATGCTCATTTGGTTTCACAAGTTTAGAAAGACGTATTGTTTTATCAAAAATTTCATTATCAACGACTCTAGAATGTATATCTCCCCAAATTAAAGCTTTAGAATTATCCACAACATTAACTTTTCCATCTACTACTGAAAAACATAAATCATAAAAATTGCCATGGTTATCCATTTTAACGTTTCTAGGTATATGACAAGTTCCGTCAGTTTTCTTTTCTATGACAATAAAACCGTAAGAATGGTTTTCATGTGCTTGGTCACCAGATTTAGATTCGGAATAATTCCTATGTGTTATAAATCCAGTTGTAAGCATAGACCTTAAAGGTTTATTTTTAAACCTAGGCAATGTTTTAAAATGTATTTTACTATGTGGTATTATTAAGTGATTATTTTTAGCCATTAATTCGTAACCTGTAAGAGGTTCTTTTGCTGTAGGTCTAACTCTACTATCGGCTGAAATTAAAGTGTCGCCAAACATAATCTTACCATAATGTAAATAAGGCACAACTTCGTCTCTCCACCACTGTTCAGTTTTATGTTTATCACTTTCAATAAGAGATGTAGGATTTCTATACCTTGACGGTGTGACAACTATTTGAGTCTTAAAACCTTTTTCAGTTAGATATTCAGCATATTTTTCCATGTTCTTTAAACCGTTTAATAATATGCTAGTCTTATTCTGAGCTGAAGTACATAATACAATATCTACATCTTTTTCAATTTTATTATTTTCAGCATCTATTAGTTGTTTTGGTAATTTGCTACTTTTTTCTGTAAGGTTTAAATTTTCTTTCCACCATCTCCTAATAGTTCTAGATGTTACACCATATTTTACCCTTAGTATTGACATCTTTTCTTTATGTGACATATGTGCCTCATAATACATTTGTGATAAATATTCTTTATCTTCCTCTGTTAAATCTTTATATTTTTTTCTCATAGTTTAAAAAAAGTTTTGAAAATCTAATAACTTTAGTTTATTTTTTATGGCGAAACTGTAACATTCTACCAATTCCTTGTTAATAATACTCTCTTTTAAATCATCTAATAGTTTTTTGTTTTTTTTGTGTAATATACTGAAACCAAGAATATGTTTTATAGATTTTTCACATATGTTAACCTCCCTATTTTTAATACTATTTAAATAGATGGGGTCATGATTGTTAATAGACATATCGAATATTATTATACTATCTTTTTCTATTTTATAAAAAAAATATTTTTTAATATATTCGTATAATTCGTTAGAGTCCATAAAATAAAAAAGTTTTACATTTTAGGCAAATATAAAACTTTTTTTAGAATTTAACTAATTATTAATATAATTATTTTTTACCAATAACTAAGTCATCATAGCTAATCTTATTTGAACTTCCACTAATATCCTCACTATCATAATCATACATATGGGCTTTATATGCTGAAGTTATTTCTCTATCTGCAATATTTATCTTACTTTTAATTTCTTCGTCTAATTTACTACCATTTTCTAAATCAGATTTTAATTTTTCAGCTAATTTACATATCACCTCTAATTGTCTTATTTGAACATAATTATCATTCTTTTGTTCTGATAACATTTTTAACTGTTTTGGGGTTATTTTTATAGTTTTTTTCATCGCTTTTTAATTATAAATATATTTATATATAAAAATGGAAATAAAAATAAACGATGAAGTAATAAAAGTTGATGTATGCGTTACTAAGGAGGACATCTCTAAAGGTATGCAAGGTAAGAAATTTTCTAATGAATTGCAAGGTATGTTGTTTATTTTAGAATTGGAGGAACATGTTTTTTGGACTAAAGATTGTTTAATACCTATGGATATTATATTCATTAAAGATAATACCATTGTAGACATATATAAAAATTGCCCACCTTGTTTAGATGGGCAATGTGAGAGATATTCTTCCTACTGTAATACTGTATTAGAATTACCTAATAATTATTGTGAAAAAAACAATATAAACGTAGGAGATACTTTTAATATAATTTAAGATATTTCACTATCCGACTTTTCATCGCTATATATCTTTATAGTTTTATGTGTTGGTTTAGAACTTAGAATCATTTTAGCTTCTTTTACCCTCCTTTTTTTTATCCCAGATAAATTACCTGTCCTATAATTTAGTATTTTTCTGCTGGCAATTTCTAATTTATTATATTCAAAATCATCAATCCAGTTACTGTTAACCGTCGCCCCACAACCAGTATTAAATACTAGAGAAACTAGACCGTCAAATTGGTCTTGGGTAACGTGGTAATCACTCTTACCATTGTTTTTCCTGCTTCTCTTTTCTACCCTATCAAAAAACCTGTTAACACATTCTTCAGCAACTTTTAAATCTAACGATAATAATTTAATTGCGGTATCCATATCAATTTTACGCATTTTAACTCCTTTACCGATATGTCCATAACCAATGGTTAAAGTACCAATCTTTTTTTCATCATTAACATCATAATAAGCTTTATATTTGGGCTGTTTAACACCATCTATTTTTGGTTTTTTTGGGTCACCTTCTTCGTTCATTATGAATTTTAATAATTTTTTACTAGCCTTCATTTTTCTACCATCACCATCACCTCTAGACTTTATTTTAATGTTCTTTTCTTCAGACTCTTTAATTAATTTTCTAACTCTATTTTTTTCTTCTTGACTAATTTCCATAAAATAATATATTTTAATATATTTATAAATATATAATAAACATTAAAAAATAAATAAAATGGGTAATTCTAAAAAAAGTGGTGGTTGCGGTTGCAAAAAGAAGAATAAACTTACGCCTAATAATGAAGAAATTAAAAAAGCTATTACTAGAAACTTAGAAAAGTATTATAGAAACAAATAAGCAACTATGTTAGTTGCTTATTTGTTAATCTTAGTATTAATTCATCTATAGAATTAAAATCTTTATTTGGTAGTAAAGTATTGGTAAAATTATTTAACCTATTATATATTATAATTGCAGGTACGATATCATTATTAGTTAATTCTTCAAAAATATCAAACTCCTCACTATTTTCATTTACATCAAATTCATAGTAATTTATATCCTCACAATTTAATTTATGTGTCAATTCTCTACAAAAGTTACAATTTTTATCAGTAAATACTAATATTTCGGTAAAAAACTTATCCATATTATAATAATTTATCTATTAATTCAACTATTTTATTATTCATTATCATACCAGTATGTCTATAAACTTCAACGCCTTCTTTATAAAATATTAAAGTAGGTAAAGACCTTACAGTTAATTCTTTGGATATATTATCCTTATCACTTTCTACGTTAAGTTTAATAATTTCAAATTTCACCTTGCTTTCTAGTTTTGGTAGGTTTTTTAACATAATTCTACATGGTCCGCACCAATTTGCATAAATGTCTAGTACGAAAGTTTCTTTATTGGTAATCATTTCTTTGACTTCACTAAGTCCAATCTCTCTAATCATAATTTTAAATGTTAATGTATTTATATTTATTATTGTTGTGGAATCCATTCCTAAAAACCCCTACTTCTCTAACTAATTTTAAATTAGGTGAGTTATCTTCAATATTTTTAGTATTGTTTATTGTAGAGTCTATTAATACTAAATATTCTATATTAGTGTTAAAGTTTAATTTAGAATATTCAATTCTAGTTTTATTCAAAAAAATCCTAGTTATATGATTTAAATTTTCAATAAAATTTAAATCATCCAAATCTACACCATCAATAACTAATGTGTGATAATAATCTGAATTATCAAATAATTCACCTATATTTTTAAATCCTATGTGTTTATATATTTGATAATTATATTCATTTATATTTATCGTATTGAAATTTGTTAATCTTAATATTTTATGTTCTATTATTTTATCTAATAGTGGTGTTACCAATTCAGGGTTTTCTTTAATAAATTCATTTATGTTTATACGCAAATCATCTTTATCCATAAACATATTATCTTTGAAGTAGAATTGGTATCTTTCTTCAGGTAATTTAGTAATGCTACCTACATTTTTACATTTATTATTTAATATTATATATAAATCATCTTTAGCATAATCTTCTTTAAAATAATGTTCTACATTAGTTGCAGTACACCATCTAGTTTCTACATGATAACCTCCGTAGAATTTAGCTGCTTCATGTCCGATATCTCCTTTATCTACAATCCTAATAACTGTAAAATTATCTGTATCATGTAAAAGTTCACAACCCTCTTTAATCTTTAATTTTTTTCTTTCATTTTTAGACAATAAGGATGTTTGAGAAATAAATGGTTTTATTAATTTATATAAATCATTTAGATTACCTATTGAATTAATATCTTTATTTTCTAATTTATGTTTATTTTTATGGAAAATTATTAAATCTCCATTGGTTTTATATAAATCTTCAATAAAAAGGTCTTTATAGTTTGAATTTAGGTAAACTCTTATTAACCAATTAGAATATTTACCTATGTAGGTAAATTCACACTCTCCTTTAAAATCATTTCTATTAAATAATTTTTCCTTTTTATTTGATTCAGAAGTCTTGGTTGTGGGGTCACACAAAAGAATAGAATTAAAAGTAGATAAGTCCATTTTTTCTGAATCTACAAAAAGTTCTTTTAATTTATTGTATTTTTTATTTTTAATTTTCAACATCTAATAAATTCCTATTTTTTTCAACTATGTCTAAATCTACCTCATCTAACGTACCTTCTACGTACATATAATATGGGTCTTTATTAAGTCTATTCCAATACTTAACTTCACTATCACTCATTATTAAAACTCTATCATGTAAATTATCTTGGTCTTTTTCTTTTACAGGGTAACCATTTACTAGTTCTGTTTGATTTTTTGTAAATATAGAAAAATTTTCTGGATTATCCACTATAATTTTATCTCTAATATCTGGGTGGAATACTACTAATAATGGTTTAATTCTTTTATTAAATGTATCTAAGTATCTCGGTACATTATATTCACCTAACATATTAGGATTTTCTTCAATATCCTTATTTTCTAATCTGTAAGCATTAATTACCAAACCTGTCTTTTTTTTCTGGACATCACCATGGCTTTTCCTACTACCATTATTGACATAGTATATTGTTTCACCTAAACCAGGATTTAAATTATCTTTCATAACTAACTCCATATGAGCTTGTCTAGCCATATTATTACCTGCTTTATTTTTCTTCTTAGTGTATGCGATATATTCATCTGTGGTCATTTTAACTCTAGATTTATTGGCTATTTTCATTAAAGGTATTTCTTTATTATATATCTTATTAACGTATTCGTAGTAATAATCTATAAATTCAGAACCTTTTTCTTCAAGCAACAATCTTACACCTTTATCTATAAATTCTTCAATATATTGAGGAAGCGTTTTCGATTTAATTGTATTACCAGTTAATTTCAACTTACCTTGTGGCGTTAATAATGCATAATTTTTTCTACTTATATTAATAGTTGCTGGCCAAACACCATCAATATCTAGACCCATTTCACCTCTCATAAATAAATCATTATATTCTGCAACATGGGCATCTGCACCTATATATTCTTTACCTTCTTCTACCAATTCATTTAAACCCTTACCTATATATTTATAAGTTTTTATGTGTTCAGGAGCTGAAAAATTAACCCCATCTGTGTCCATAACTAAAGTTTTATAACCTTTATTTTCGAACCACATTATCATCTGTCTAAGGTATTGTCTACCTGTACAAGTTATTGCTTCACCTTTATCAATATCACCCCAATTAAATATGTGTGGTGCGGATAAAGAACCAAAGAATGAATTGATAAATATCTTAATAGGTAATTGTTTCCTATCATATTTTTCAGATAATTTTATATCACTATCTTTATATTTAGCAGACAGAATTTTATATTTAATTCTAGTATCTCTAAAATATTTAAGCATTAATTTTGTAGCATGACTAATATCTGTATCTGGGAATATATTATGTACTAGCTGTATCGAGGGGTATAATGATGAGTAATCTAATTTTAAAACGTCTTTTGCAAACCCTGTTCTAACCAATCTACTTAAACCACCAGTATATTTTGTTTTTTCTTTTTTAGCTGGAATACTCAATCTATGTTTATAACTCCAACCTAACATAAGTAATTTCCATAAACCTGCCGTACCCATAGTACTAACCCTTTCATATGTACTAGGAATTAATTTAGAAACTAAAAAATTGGCTTGATTAAATTGTTCATCTACAACCATAGTTTCGTATAAATCATCATATAAGTATTTTTCTACTAAAAATTTACCTTTAACAACTTCATAAGCATTTGGAAACCTTTCAAGTAAATTTTCAGTTCCTTTACTACCTAGCTCTTTATAGTTACCAGTTTTAGGGTTATAGTAATATTCAGTTTCTTCATCAAAATAAATTTGAGAAAGTTTATTACCATCAATGTACACCCTATTATCTAACTTCAAATCTAAATATTTAGTGATATATTTAAGTGACCAACTTTTAATATTACTATTAATAGCTTGTGCTCTTCTAACTGAATGTGCAATATCAATGATATTAATACCTGGTATTATTAGTTGTTCAATATCCTCCACTTCTTGTCCTAATTTTAGGAAAGATTTCTTTTTCCTATATTTAGCATTTTTAAATAATGAAGGCATTAAATCGTCAATATACAAACCTAAAATTTCTGCTCTTCTAATAATAAAAGGGAAATCAAAAAAGGATGAGTTATAACCTCCTAATATTGACGGTTTCAACCTTTTAATTATGTTAAAAAAATCTATAATCATTCTCATTTCAGAGGCATCATCATTAGCTGCTAAAACCCTTTCAAACCCTCTATTATCTTTAATACCTATCAAAAATATTTCATTTTTTTCAGGGTCTAGTCCTGTAGTTTCAATATCAAATACCATTCTATGTACTTCATCGTACTCTTCCATGCCTTTGAATAATCTTTTACCGTTATATATTAGGTATTGTTCTTGAGGACTTAATATTGTAACATGGTCTCTAAATTTTTCATCCCAAGGATTTACACCCCCTTTTTTAAAAAAAGATATTAATTCTGAATATGTTTTAGAACTTTTAAACATTATAGACTGACCGTTTTCTAAATATTCGTTACCCCCAGTTTCTAACGATACCACCCCTTTTTCATTTGGGATGATACCTGCTTCCATTAAACAAGTTTTTAAATTACTTTTACTGGTATTACCATAAAAATTTAACTCTAATAATTTTTTCATGTTTAACCAGCAAAAAGGCTTTAATTTTTCACTAACAAATCTTTTACCTTTATCTGGGTCGTCTATAGTCTTAATTATGTTGTTACTCCTATAATCATAACTTATATAGGTTATGTATTTCTCATCTGATTCACCATTTAGATAATTTACTACGTCTTCAGTAGTTATATTTTTGTACATAAAACATTTTTTTACAAATATAAAACTTTTTTTATTCTTTAAGAAATATTTATCATAAATTTTTTAACACAGACTTCAAAGCCTTATATTTATTAATAAAAGAATAGAATTATATGGTCATATATGAAGATATATTAAATAAAAGTGAATATAAAATCACAAATAAAAATAAAAAGACAATTGTAATTAAACATTCGTCTGGAAATCACAATCCTGAAAATTATATTAATAAGTTAAAGTTGGATAGGAGTAAAGGTGGGGGTGAAATTAGCGTCGCACCTCATTATGTTATTGGTAATGTATCTTTTAAAGGTGATGATAAGTATGACGGTAAGATACATAATATATTACCTATAAATTCATTTTCAAATTCTATAGATTGTAAAAAAAACGGTGAAACCATAAATGAACATTCTGTAGTAATTGTTTTATGTTCTTATTCTTTTTTAAGTAAGAACAGTAAAAATGAATATTATAATAGTGTGAATGACTTAGTCGATAATGGTTTAGTATGTGATTTAGGTAAAAATTTTAGGCGACATAGATATTGGTACGAATATAGTGATAGGCAAATTGATAGTTTAAACAAATTATTATTATATTTATCTAATAGTTTAGATATAGATTTAAAAAAAGGTATTTATCAGTACTTAGAGGAAGATAATGATATTGAAGATTTACCAGTTTTAGAAATACAGAAGATATTAAATTATAAGGGTATTTTAGGGATTAACGATAAACCATTAGAAGTTAATGGTATCATGGATGGTAATACTAGGTATGCTATAAGAACGTATAAGGATTCTGTGAAAGGATTTAAAAATTCTTTTGATTATAATGATATAGCGATAAATAGCGGAGAGGGTTTATGGGTAACATCCAATTTTAAAAGAGATACTTTAGATATTTATCCAAATCCAAAAATTATAGAAATGATTAAAAATTTTTAATATGGAAACTAATTTAAATAACTTAAGTTTAAAAGAATTAAAAAAATTATGTAAAAAATATGATATAGCTATTTCTGGTACTAAAAAAGAACTTATAAGTAGAATTAATGAGTTACATAAACCTATCACCGTTAAAGTTGATTCTTATAAACATTTGGAAGATAAGAAATATAAAATAAAAGGGGTTAAAATTAATGACCATAAAAAATTAATTGCCATGGGTAAAAAAGTACAGGAAAATAAAGCTAAATTCATATTTTATTCTATGGGAGTACAATATTTTAAAATTAATAAGTAGTTTTTAACTTAAAACATATATTTATATAAAAAGATAACTTTGATTAAAAAAATAAAACTTATTGATATTATTAAAAAGATAGTTTCTGACATGGAATCTAAAGAAGAGTTTTTAGAGTTTGAGGATGCAACTACAGACACTGGTACTGAAACTGATATAGACATACAACAAACTAATGATGTTGGTGTTTGGGAAAAAGAAATTAATATTGAAAGGGGTAAAGCTAATACCTTGGATGATTCAATACCTTGGGAAGATGGTATTAATAGGGGTGTAGCCAATAAATTGAAATGATATATGTTAAACGAACAATTATTATATAATAAAAGAAAGAGTTGGGCTGAAAAAAATTTAATAACTATTTTAAATGTTACATCAGTAGGGTTGGTTTTTATTGCGCCACCCATAGGTGCTATATTATCTTCAGTTATCCAATTAGGCGTTGCTGGTATTGAGTATAGCAAAGGTGATAAGATGGACGCTGGGTTAAGTGTTTTATTCGCTTTAATACCTGGTACTGTAATGGCAAAAAGTTTACCTATGATGGCTAAATTAGGTCCTAAAGGTGCAGTTAAATTATCTAAGAAACTGAGTGAAGCTAAAAAAACGGGTAATTTGAAAAAAGCTGGAATTACGAAAAAAGAAATAACAGCGTTAAAAGAATTAAAAAATAATAAATCAGTTATTAAATCTATAGCAATTAAAAATGCAGCTACCAAATCATTTATTGGTATAGCAAAGAAATTAAAATTTATTAAATTTTTATTATTTTTGTCTAAACTTAAAAATAAAAAAATATTTAGTAATGTTATTGCTAAATTTATGGGTACAGTATTAATATATCAAGGTGTCGCAATAAGTTATAATAATATTGCATCATATTATGGCTTAACTAATATATCTGACGGAAACAAAGGAGAGGTTAATGACGATAACATATCAGATATTATTAGTATAGCTAATAGTTCGGATGAACATTATGAAAACATACGAAATATATTAGATGGGGCAATAGAAAATGATGAAATAACTGAAAGCGAATCTGAAGCTATGATAAAGTTAATAAAAGATGTTTGGAATGAATAGTGTCGAAATAAAAAATTATATTAATGAAAATATAAATAGATATACTAATAATATTTTATTAGAGGTTAGTATTGGTAAGTTATTTTCTAATAAAAAAATGCTTGATGAGTTGGCAGACTGGTTTAACACTTTGAGTAAAAAAGATGCTCATAAAAAATTAGGCGGTGAAAGTAATTTCGTTAAATTACATAATCAATTAAATTATTTTAGAGGTTTATCCAAATTAAAAAATGAAGACAAAATAAGGTTTGCTAAATTCATATCAGAAGACCCTAAAAACTATAAAATAATATTCACTAATTTTTTCAAAAATAGTAGTGAAGCTAAAAGAGTTATTGATTTAGAAATTAAAAAAATAGCTTATGAATTATATGCCAAACAAAAAGGTGTTAGAGTTAATGTTACTGATATTAGAAACATTCCTGAAGATAAAGTGTCTGAATTTTTATCTAACAGTGATAACTTGAAAAAAGTTAATAAAATTTTAGATGATAGAATTAGCTTTAGAGAATTTGGCTTTACGGATGTGGCTAATTCAGGGGCTCAAAATGTTATAAGACAAGCTAATAAAAATGCTGCTCTTGATAGATTAACTAAGTTATCTGGTAGAGCAGCTAAAAATGTTAATAGGGTAGATATTAAACAAAGTAAAGGATATAAAAGTCTATTGAATAATATTGAAAGTATGAGGACTTCTAATGAAGATATTGCTAACAGTGTTAGGTTATTAAATAAAGAATTAGGGTTTAAACGTTTAAGTAAAAGAGAAGTCGATACTTTCGTAACTTATCTTAAGAATGAATCTAAGCGTGAATTAACTACTGGTAGGTTATTCAATAGAGATAAAGCTGTGTTAGAAAAATTATTTACAACTAATAGAGAAAGATATAATCAGTTACTGGGTGCATTTTTAAAAAGTAAATCTTTTAAGGATGCTAAAAAGAGTTTTCTTGGAAAAGCTACAGATAAAAGTTCTGCTATTGCATTTTTGAAAGCTTTTATTAAAATACTTAGAAAAACTTGGTTTAATAAACATCTATTTCGTATAGTATTGGGATTTAAAACTGCCAATTTAATGTATGTAATTGCAGACCCAAATAGAAATATTGGTGATTATTTAAAAGGTCATGATGAAAATATTAGTAATTTTGAACTAATCAGTAAAATAGGTGGGGGAGTCATTACAAATATACTTTCATTACCGTATCAATTTATAATGGAAACTTTCGAATTATTTTCTAATATAGTTAAGTCTGAAGCTGAAGGTGAAAATATTAGAAAAGAAGATATTGTAAAATATATTATTGATAAATATGGTGACAACATAAAACCGTCCACAATTAATATTATAAAAAGTGGGGCACTAAAAATTAATGATGATACGAATGAAGTTAAATTATATTATTTAGACTCTAATTGTGAAGGTGGTCCAAATAATTACATAAGATTGTTAAATCGTGGTCATCGTTGGGTATCTAATAATAAAGATGTGAGTATCAAGAATGCGGTAAATAGTATTGATGTCTGCATAAAATAACAAAATAAAATAAAATAATTAATATGGCAAGCATAGAATATATTATAAGTGACAAATTAAATGAAATTAATTTCTATAGTATAGATATTAAGAAAGATGTACAACAAAAAAAATTGGTGGAGTTTAATAACTCGGAAATTGAAGATATAAAAAATAAATTTAGGAATTTTATTAAAAAATACCCTAAAGACATTGCATTTATAAAGTCTGTAGTTGTGGTTAAAGGTATGGACAAAAAAACTAACGAACCTTTTGTTCGATTAGGTTCATATGATAAAAGTTCTGATATTAATCTACCGTTTTCAGATGAAGAACAAAGTTCTGATTTTTTAAGTGGGGGTATAAATTATTTCACCATAATAAATAATTCTGGTCCAGATTTAAGAGATTTTAGTATTGTACCAGGTGATAAAGTTGAAATTAATTCTAGTTTAGAAAATGAAACTAAAGATAAAGTACTAAATAAACACGCAAATAAGCTAGATAATGAACCTTTAAGATTTTCGGATGAAGAACTATCCGAAAAAGAAGAAAGTGGCTTAAACAAGCTAATATCAACTAACAAATTAAATAATAATCTAAATAAAATTCAAAAAGATATTATAAGTAAATTATTATCTAAAGGATATTTATTTAGAGAGCCTTTGGATAGTTCTGATTATAAGAAGAAAATTTTAAATCATCCAGAGTTTAGTAAGAAGATAAGTGTTTGGAAGAAAAAATGATATGGACAATTTAGAAAGAATTAGAATAAAAAAACTATACGGACTTATACGTGAAAGTGAATCCAAAAAAGAATTTGTATATAATAAGAAATGTGAACCTTTGAATGTTATAACTAAAAATGCTGCTGACAGTGTTTGGGTTAGAATCCGTAAAAATGTTGGTGTAACCTCTATTAAAAGAAATGAAATAGAGTGGATATATGACCAAGTTAAAAAATACCCTAAGACAGTAGTTAAGTTAATGAAAGATGAAACTGAACTAGATGATTTAGGTGGTGGATTAGACATTTATTTTAGTGATGATGAAAATTTTAACGTTTTTCCATACTATAAAAGGATTAATAGTGAAATAGAAAACTTTTGGGATAATAATGTATTATATTTACCTTTAGCTCTATACATAGACATTAAATTTGCCCAATATAGAGGGGAAAGTTTATTAACCTATTATGAGGCTAACAGGGACTATTCTATGAACCCAATGAGACAAAGTAGAATAGAAAAAATTAAAAGTTTTGCTAAAAATTTTTATAGTGAAGAAATGTTTCCTAGACACTTCAGTGAAACAGCGTGTAAAGCTAATAAATTAGAAAAACTTTCCGAAAAACTAGAAAGTGACGTGATTCGAGATTATCCTTGTTTTAAAACTTTACCTATGAAAAGTAAAATAAGTGTTAATAATATACCATTTTTAATTGTGAAAATGGATGTAAATGACAGAATTGAAAATCGTGTAATATATAAAAAAGGAGACGATTATATTATGCGAGAAGCTAGTAGTGGAGGCAAAGTTATAGGTAAATTGACGTGTTTAAATACTAGCAATATTAAATTAGAAAATAAAAATATAGAAGAATCGTCAGTACCTGGGGTTATAACTCCTGATGGTGAAGAAATACCAATTATTAGTACTGATAAAAGCGATAAGTCTGAAAAAAGAAAAACTGAAAAAGACAAAGCTGAAAAAGACAAAGCTGAAAAAAGCAAATCAGAAAAAAGTAAAAAAATACCAAATAAAGGTCAGGTATCTGTTAAAGATGTGATTGATGGACTTAAAAATAAAAGATTTCTATTACAAAAGGGCGTCCATAAACATTCTAACGAATATCCTGCAATAAGAGAGGTTATTAACATGTTTAAAAGTAAATTAAATTTAGAAACTAACGGTATTTTTGATGAAAAAATGGAGAATGTCGTTAAAAAGTATCAAGAAAAGAATGATTTAAAAATAGATGGTAAGATTGGGGTAGAGACTGGTAAGTCTTTATTCAATAAATAAACTATTTTATATCGGCATATATGACTGTCGAACCGTTTTTGGTAAAGTCTATTTATAGGCAAGTCTATAATTTTAAAATAAAAGGAGATATTCTTAAATTTTCAAAACGGTTCTTAGTTGAGCCGTTTTTTTTATATTTTAAAGGTATTTTTAGCTAACTTAACATATTTATATAAAAACAATAATATGAAGATTAGACTTACAGAATCTGACTTAAAGAATATAGTCAAAAAATTAGTAGAGCAACAGGAAGAAGTTAAATTATTATATAAAAACAGAGTTTTATTTCCTATGGGTAGTGAAACAGATAGTAAAATTAAAGTTTTGGTCGACAATATGTTTGATAAGGTTGGAGGTAGATTTAGAGAAGGTAGTTTCAATATATCAATAACTGCGGGGGAATCCAAAGTAACCAACCCTGATAGTATGAGTGAGGGTAAATTAGCTAAGGTTAGAGCTAGAAAAACCTATAAATATATAGAATCTAGATTAAGTGATTTAGATGTTGATATAAATTTAAAGATTGATGATTTAGTTGTGGGTGATACACCTTACAACTCTCCTGAAGATTTAAAAGATAAAAATAAACTTAGAAAATATAATTCTGAACAATTTATTGAAATTTCAGTTGTTAGGGTTAGCATAAGTAAGCCTTGTAAAAATAAAAAAATAATAATTAGTAATAAGGTAAATAATAATTTTATTGCCACAGATTCGTCAGAATATAAGTTTAGTGAGAAACATAATGAACTTTTAATTATACAAAGTGGTAACCTATTTAAACCTGTAAATTCAAAAGGTGAAGTTATAGATGAGTTAAGGACAACATACTCTAACTACAATTTAGAGCCTTACGGTACTACGTTTTCTAAATTAGCTGTCGGTATTATTAGGTATCACTTCCCTACAATAGAATTATTTTCAGGTATTGAAAATGAAGAATTTAAAGTACCCAGTAATAGAAATGTACTAGGTTTTTTAACTAATAATTCAGACCAAGGTAGCGGTATTAAAAGTATATTATCTTCAGAAAAAGTACCTATTAGTTCGGGGGGTAGAGTGTTATATGATTATTTGAAATATTTCTATGGTAAAGGTAATGCAGATTTTGATAATCTATTTAAAATGATTGCGATATTAATTAAAGGAGGTAAAGGTATAAGTGATAACGTATATAAAAAATATACCGATTATTTTAATGAAATTAAAGATGAGGTTTATAATTTAACCCCTAAGTTAATTAACGAACCTTATAAAATTAAAATTAAAAACGTTGAGGAATTAAATATAAAAACACCTGCATCTAATATGAATTTAACTATCAACTACCTGTGTTAAAAAAAAGACTCTAATCAGAGTCTTTTTTTTATCTTTTATCTGATAATGTTGGAGGAATTGTTATAGGTTCAGATTTATGTTCTACAAAATTACCATCATCATCATAATCCATATGAGTATCTAAAACTCTTTCTTTACCATATAATTCATCTAATATTAATAATTGGTTCAATGTCATTGATTTAATATTTTTTACTTTAGGTTGCATATTATATATAACTAACCTAATGTAATCTTTACTATTATTTTTATTACTATAAGTATTATCCATCATAAAATTAAACTCTTCATCACTTAATAAAGTATAAGCGATAACCGATAATTCACCATCCCTAGATTTTTCTCTATGAACATAAACCACTCTATGAGTTATTAAAGTTTCATTTATAGAATCTATTTTTCTTTTTTGTTCTGAACTTAACTCATATGTCGACCTTGTTTTATTACATAAGTCAACATAAGTTTCCATATTTTCCCATTCGAATTCATCGACAATAAAATCTTCTTTTTGACTAAACAATAAAGTTGTAGTGAATACTAGTAATAATAACATTAATTTTTTCATTTTGTTTATATTTTAAATTAATAATAATAATACAAATATAATCATTACATACGTTTATTGTCTAGTCTTTAAGTAAAATTTAACTTAGCTACTTATTTCAATGATAATTCACCTTTTTCAATACCAATAGTATATTCTTTACCATGTTTTATTTTACCTAATAATATCATGTCGCTAGTGAAATTCTCTACTAAATCTTGAATTTCTCTTTTTATAGGTCTAGCACCATTATCTAAATCATTTACATTTGAAACTATTTTATCAATTACTTTGGTAGTAATGTTTATATTATAATTATTTTTGTGCATGTGTTCAATAAATTCTGAAATTTCTAATTTAGTAATGTTTTTCAACATTTTTTTATTTAATCTATTAAATTTAACTATATTGTCGATTCTATTTAGAAATTCTGGTGCAAAATGTTCCTTAATCTCTTTATCTAAAGTAGAGTTCTTGAGCTTTTCTAAAGAAGTTTCTTTTGTTGAAAAACCTAAGCTACCCTTAATAGAATTCATCTTTTTAACCCCTACATTTGAAGTCATAATTATTAATGTATTAGAGAAGTCTATTTTAACGCCATTTCCGTCGGTAATATGTCCATCATCCATTATTTGTAATAGTAACGAATATATGTCCTTATTGGCTTTTTCTATCTCATCTAATAATATTACAGAATGTGGGTTATTTCTAACTTTTTCGGTCAGTTCACCTCCTTCACCATAACCGACATAACCAGGAGGTGCACCTACTAATCTAGATGCTGTATGTTTTTCTTGAAATTCGCTCATATCCATTCTAATTAAACTATCCTCAGAACCGTAAACATGTCTTGCTATTTGTTTAGCTAAATAAGTTTTACCAACACCTGTAGAACCAACAAACATAAAATTACCTACAGTTTTAGCATTTTTTCTAACACCAGTGTAATTTCTTTTAATACTCTTAGATATTTTGTCAATTGCATCATCTTGACCGATAACTTTATTTTTTAATGTTTTTTCAATATTAATAATATTACTATTATCGTCTTTATCTAAAACATCTTTAGGTATTTTAGTCATGCTACTGATAGTGTCGTACAATAAATTTTCATTTATTTCAACATATTTTCTATTTACCGAAATGTCATGTTCAACTCTACTTATCTCCTCAATAATCTCTTTTTCTTTTTCTCTTATCTCAGCAGCTCTTTCAAATTCTTGCTTTTTAACAACTAAATCTTTTTGTTTTTTTATTTCTTTAGCTTTATTTTTAAGTTCAGTTAGTTCTTCAGGAACTTGGTAATTTAGATTAGTTTTAGCACCTATCTCATCTAATATATCAATAGATTTATCAGGTTGTACTTTATTTTTTATATACTTGTTAGATAAATCTACACATAAAGTTAATAACTTATCACTATATTTTACTTTATGAAATTCTTCATAGTTAGTTTTAATTTTATTTAATATGTTTAAAGTTTCCTCTCTATTCGTACCATTTAAATTAACTTTTTGGAATCTTCTATTTAATGCACCGTCTTTTTCTAATGAACTTTTATATTCTTTAGGTGTCGTAGCACCGATTATTTGTATTTCTCCTCTAGATAAAAAAGGTTTTATAATATTTGACACATCCAAACCTTCTGAACTATTACCTGCACCCACAATTGTATGTACCTCATCAATGAATAATATAATATTACTATGTTCTTTAACCTCTTGCATAATAATTTTCATTCTTTCTTCAAACTGACCTCTGAATTTAGTACCAGCAATTATTGAGTTAACATCTAAATTATAAATTTCCTTACCTATTAAATTGGTGGAACAATTGCCTTCAGCAATATTTATTGCTAACCCTTCAATTAAGGCGGTTTTACCACATCCTGGTTCTCCCACCACTACTGGGTTAGATTTCTTTTTCCTGCTTAATATCTGAGACAATCTATCTATTTCTTCTTCCCTACCTATCAATTTTTCTAATTTACCTTCTATAGCTAACTTACTCAAATTAGTTGAGAAATTCTCTAACGTTTTAGACTTTTCATTGCTTTTACCTGTCGAATTAATTGTTGCCATTAATTTTTATTTTTAGTTTATATATGTTGCAAATATACGTAAAAAAAAACATATAAAAAAAGATAGATGATATATTTTCCTAAATATATGGCAATATGTCATATACCATATTTAGATATAATATTAGTTATGTGGTTAATAAAAATATAGATTAAATAATTAAAATATACTAAAATAAAGAAAACCATCAACATATAATGGTTTTTTTTATTTTTATCTATATTTATTAATAAATAAAAATTTAATTAAATTTAGATATGAGTGGAATAAAACCTTTAGGTAGCGAAAAGTTGGAAGGAGACGAAAAAATTAAAAGGATTCTTGAGATTGCAGATTTTCGCAGAAATATAAAAGAAGATGCTAATGAAAATTGTGTAGAATCAAACATTGAATATACTAGAAAATTGCCTAACGGTAAATCTTATGGTATTGTACATGAAAAAAATGGATATGCTATAATGGAGAAAGACGAATCTTCTGAAAATTTCGAACATTTAGATATTATAGAAAATAGAAAGTATTATAAAACTTTTTCTAAGGCTTTAAATAGAATAAATTTGGTTATTAAAGAAGAAAGTAGATTAAATAACTTTGAGGAAGAAATAAATTTGTTTGGTGAACAAGAATTTAAACTTAAAACACCTGCACCAGAGCCTGAAGAAGATGAAGAGGATATCGACGATTCTGACTTAGATATTGATGATTCAGAAGATTTGGATATGGATGATTCAGAAGATTTGGATATGGATGATTCAGAAGATTTGGATATGGATGATTCAGAAGATGAATTAGATAATAGTGAGGAAGAGACTGAAGGTGAAGTATCTTTAAAAGAAATTCAAAGAGTCACAGGAACTTTAGGGCAACTTATAAGAGATTTTAGGAGAAACTCAGAATTAACTTCAGGTGATATTAAATATGTTATAAATTCTATAGTATCTGCAATAGATTTATCTAAATTAAATGAAGAAGATAGAGAAGATGTGTTATCTAGGTTAAATAGTGAAATGGATAGTGCTGGGTCTCCTTCAGATAAAGGTGAGGATTTAGTTGACGATTCTGACTTAGATATTGACGATTCTGACTTAGATATTGACGATTCTGACTTAGATATTGACGATTCAGAAGATTTAGATATAGATGATGAATTGTCCGAAATATTGGATGAAGATGATTATGACGTTTCTTTAGATTTAGATGAAAAAGAATGTAATGAATGTGAAAAATCTAGTATAAACGAAAAAGTAGATTTTATTAAAAATAAATCTAAAATAGTTACACTAGTTAGAGAATTTGATAAATTTAAATCTAATCAAAAACAATTTGATTCGGCTGTAAAATATTTGAAAGAAAATACCCAAGTAGATTTCTTAGGTAAAACAAATTTAGGTAACTTCTTATTCGTAAATGAAGAAGGTAAAAAAGTTAAAATTACAGAAAAAGGTAGAATAATATAATGAAACTTATCTTTATAAACGATTTAGGTGTTAACTATAAAGGTGAGTTTAGCTATGAATTCATTTTTAGTAAAGAATTAAATAATGAAATAAAAGGTGAGGGTTGGGATTCCATGCCAGCTTTCGGATATCCTGAACCACCACTTTTAAAATATATTGATGGTGTGGGAGTTTTAAAAAACACTAAAATCGAATTAGATTTACTTAAAGATTGTGACTTTGCATCTTATTATGATGGTATAGACGGAATACACGCTGTGGGTTGGGAGAGTCATGACTCATATATGGAAAATTTTAAAAGAAGATTTCCTAGGTTAGTATTCTCTTATGGTGAGGGTATCGAGTCTGTGAAAGATAAATTATATGAAAGAGATATATTATTAACTTATGAAGAAGTACAACAAAATATTAGAGACTAATTTTAGTGCACATACCATAAATAAAATGGATGAAAAACAAAAAGCTATATTAATTAAAGCACTATTATTATCAGAAAATAAAGAAGATAAAATTTCTAAAATTAGTAATGCTGCTAAAGAAGCTACTAAAGCAACATCTGATTTAGAAAATAGTTTATCTTTTTTAGATGAGATGCCTTTAGAGGATGTTAAAAAATCTTTAGAATATTGTGAAAAAGATGTGGATGAATATCCTAATAAAAATGTAGAAAAAATAAGTAAAAAACATAAATATTCAGAAATTTCGGATTATTTAGACAATTTAAATTTGCAAGAAATAGAAAAAGAGTTATATTTGCAAAAAGATTATTTTTTAAATAAAAAAAGAATTATGGAAATTTTTAAAATGGTTGAAACTCAACCCGTAACAAAACCTAAAACTAAACCTAAAACGGATAACCCTTTAAAACCTAAACACAAACCTAGACCAAAAGCAGAAAGTATTAACATTAAATAAAGATATAATGAAGTTTGAAAGACCTGTAATACAAAATCTATTTAAAGGTTTAATGAAAAATCCCTACAAAGGGATTTCTTGTTTAAATAAAGAAACTAAAACTAAATTAATATTAGATAGATATTATAAATGTTATGATAGTATTGGAACCGATATAAATTATACAAATTTACTATACCTTACTCTTAATAAAAGTAAAGAAATAACATTAATAGAAAAAAATAACAATAAAAAAATAGATAATATAATTTCTAAGATATTATATGAACAGTTTGAAATTAGCGATAATTCCTATGTTAGGGTTAAATATGACATAGGTAAAGAAAATAATACCGACCAATATGATTTAAAATTTAGTTCAGAAAATGATATTGTTGATAGTGAAAAAATAAAAAGTATTTTCAATGATGAAGAAGAATATTATGACGAATTAGAAAGGCGTAGATTGACTAATTGTTTAATACAAGGAGCTGCGGTTAAAGGCGCACCTATAATTAATATGTATTCTAAAGACATAAATAATATCAATCCTGAACTATTAGGTTTATATAACGAATTTTACAGAAACATTATTTTTGCTCAGTTTAACCAAGGAGATGAGAAAATTGATAGTTATTTAGGTATGGAAGATGTTAGTGATAAAGAAGACCATACTGAAATTAAAGTAGAAGGTGCTAATTTAATATTTTTTATGCACGAGATTATTAAGGGTTATTTTGAAATTATTGGTACACATTCTTTACCTGATGATAAAGAAAAAGCTGATATGATAATAGATAATGTAGACACTTTAAAAAATGAGACTTGGGATATAAGAATGGGACCTTCTTTATATGAACAATATCGAGAGTGTTTACCTTTAGAGTGTTTAGATAATTTTAAAAGTGAAGGTGATATGTTTTATTTAGTAAATAAATTAAACACTAAAGAATTTAAAAAATTAATATTTAATGTTGTGCATGAACCTGAAAAGGCAAAACAATTATTAAATAATTTATATAAAAAATAATTTAAACTACATCCTATAATTATCAAACCTATCGAATTAACGATAGGTTTTTTTTTTATGACTATTTATTATTAAAATAAGTAGTATGAATGATAAGAAAAAAAAGATTCTTATGGAGTATAAGAAATGTTTAAAAAACACTCCTTATGCCCTTAAAACATATTTGTCCACATTTGACAATACACAAAAAAAACATGTACCTTTAGATTTATTTCCAGACCAAATAAATCTTATAAATGATTATGATGATTATGAAGAGAATATAGCCCTTAAATATCGTCAAGCTGGTGTGTCTACAGTTACTTCAGCATGGTGCTCAAAAAAAATCGTGACAGCAAAAAAAAGTTCACCTGAAAAAATATTAATTATTGCGAATAAAAAAGATACTGCCACTGAAATGGCTAACAAGGTTAGGAGTTTCTTAAATCAGTGGCCAAGTTGGTTCGGAGTGGATTTTGTTAAAGAAAAAAATGCCGCTTCACATTATAGACTAAGTAATGGATGTGAAGTTAAGGCTGTGGCAACTTCAAAAGATGCTTTAAGAGGTTATACGCCGACAATATTAGTATTTGATGAAGCAGCATATATTGAAGCTGATTCGGACTTCTGGGCAGCTTGTATGGCATCTTTATCAACTGGTGGTAAAGTTATAGTTATATCAACACCAAACGGATACGACCCAATTTATTATGGTATATATTCTCAAGCTCAAAAAGGTTTAAATGATTTTAGAATAACTGAAATGTTTTGGTATAGAGACCCTAGATATGCTAAAGATTTAAGATTAGTTAAAGTGGATAATATCATACATTACATGAGAAATAGGGAAAAGTATGAAGATTCTGAAATATCCATAGATTATGGTCATATAAACCCTAGGGAAAGAAATATTAAGGAGATAGGTGAAAATATAAAAAAAGGTTATAGACCATATTCTTCTTGGTTTGAAAAAATGGCTAAAAAACTTAAGTTTGATGAAAGAAAAATTAATCAGGAGCTTAATTGTGCATTCTTAGGTTCAGGTGATAACGTAATACCTGCCGAAAAGATTGAAAGTATAAAAGAAAATGATGTAATAGAACCTACAAATAAATTTATGGGTGGTGCTTTATGGCAATGGAAAGAGCCTGTGGAGGGTCATAAATATATTTTAGGTATTGATGTTAGTTCTGGTGAGAGTGATGATTTTACGGGTATGGTGATGATTGATTTCGATGAACGAGAACAGGTATTGGAGTATTACGGTAAAGTCCCTCCTGATGTTGCTGCGGATATAGGTTATAAATGGGCCACCTTATATAACGCTATGATAGTTGTTGATGTTACAGGGGGTATGGGTATAGCAACAACGACTAAATTGGAAGAACTTAGATATAAAAATCTATATTATGAAGGACAATCTAATTCGGATAAATGGTCAGCATATAGTAGAGTTAAAAATAAAAAAGCGGGGTTAAATTTTAACCATAAAAGAGTACAAATAATAGCTGCTTTTGAAGAAGCAGTTAGAAACGATTTTAAAATTAGGTCTTCTAGATTAGCTTCTGAATTAGACACTTTTGTATATATTAATGGTAGACCTGACCACATGAAAGGACAACACGATGATTTAATTATGTCGTTGTCTATGCCTATTTATATATCAGAATATTCGTTTGCTGATTTAGAAAAAGCGAATAAAGAAGCTAAAACATTATTAGATAATTGGGTATTACATGAAAGTGATAAAGAAATTAAGAAAACCTATTTTGACCCTTTAATGCCTTCGTTTCCTTCGGATAAACAAGATATTCATGGTAGGCAACAAATTAATAAAGAAGATTATCAAAAATATTCTTGGTTGTTTGGTGGTAAAATGTAGAATTTGTTTGTTTTAACGCTAACAATACTATATTTATAATAAAATAATGATACATGGGAAATAAGAAATACACTGCTTGGCAGAGACTTAATATTGCTTTTGGAGAATATGGTACTATGGGACAAAAACCCAATACATATAAATTTGACAAAAAAGAAATATTAAAAACCACTAGTAAAGCTGAGTTTGAAAAGAAAAAGTTAGAGAAACAACAATCCAAATATTTAGAAGGTAATTGGCAAAAAATAGAATCTAATTTATATACTCAAGCAATTTATTATGAACCAACTAGGTTAGCAGCTTTTTATGATTTTGAAAGTATGGAGTTCACTCCTGAAATTTCAGCGGCTTTAGATATATTTGCTGAAGAAAGTACTACTGCTAATGAAGAGGGTGATATATTATCCGTATATTCAGAATCTTCTAGAATTAAATCAGTATTAGATGATTTATTTAGTAATAGATTAGATATTTCAACTAATTTACCTATGTGGGTTAGGAATACTCCAATACGTGATAATTCCATAATTCCATTATTAGATGGTACATATATCACTATTAAAGAATTATCTGAAAAAATAAAATCTGGTGAAGAAGTTTGGACTTACTCTATACAACATGAAACCAATGAAATTAAACCTGGTAAAATAGTGTGGTGTGATTTGACTAGAAAAAATTCTAATTTAGTTAGAACTACTTTAGATAATGGTACACATTTGGATACTACCCCTGACCATGAATATATGTTAAGGGATGGTTCGTATGTTAAGGCTGAAAATTTAAATGAAGGTGATAGTTTAATGCCTTTTTATACTACTATTAGTAATGAAGGTGATAGGNTAAAAGGTTATGAAAAAGTATATAACCCTAATTCTAATAGATATCAATATACTCATAGGATGGTCGCTAAAGATTGTGTTACTAATCAAGAATTAGTTAATGATTCTAGTTTTAAAAAGTATCGAAGTATTAGTAATAGTAAGAAAAAAATACTTAATCATAAAGTGTATAAAGTAGAATTTTTAGAAGAAAAATCTGATGTTTACTGTATGGAAGTTAATGGTCCTAATGGTGAAAAAGATAGACATAATTTTCCAGTTTGTTCTGTTGATGAAGAAGGTAATTATTCTAGAGATGGTGTATTTTTATCGAATTGTAAGTATGGGGATAATTTCGTTTATTTAAAGTTAGACCAAGATAAAGGTGTTAT